ATGAAGTTTATCGAATATGATGCTGCAAAATATCTCACAGACGAAGAAACCATTGCATTTTATTTAACGGATGCGTTGGAGAATGGTTCAGAAGCGGAATTTTTACTTGCTCTAAAAAATGTAGCCAAGGCAAGAGGTATGACGCAGCTGGCTAAAGATTCCGGGGTTCCCCGTGAAAGTTTATATAAAACCTTGTCCGGCGAGAGTAAACCTCGCTTTGAAACAATTACTAAAATTGTCAATGCATTAGGAGTGAATCTTGCGTTCACACCGAGAAGTACCAGTATTTAATTTATCGAGAAACCTATGTCAACCAGTACCTTACAAATTTACTCCATCACACCGCATCCAACCGCAGAATATTGGTCAGTGTGCAAAGTAGAAGCCCTATTTGAAACACCCTTTTTAGATTTGATTTATCGCGCAGCACAAATCCATCGCAAAAATTTCAATCCACGCGCGATTCAGCTTTCTACCTTAATGTCGATTAAAACCGGTGGCTGCCCGGAGGATTGTGGGTATTGTCCGCAATCAGCGCGTTACCATACAGGCGTCCAAAATCAAGAGTTATTAAACGTGGAAGACATCGTGGCGAAAGCCAAAATCGCGAAAGCGCGAGGCGCAGGTCGTTTCTGTATGGGCGCCGCATGGCGTGGACCGAAACCGAAAGACATCGCAAAAGTGACAGAAATCATCAAAGCGGTAAAAGCGCTTGGGATGGAAACTTGCGGTACTTTTGGCTTATTGCAAGATGGCATGGCGGAAGAATTAAAAGACGCGGGCTTGGATTACTACAATCACAACCTCGATACTGCCCCAGAACATTACAGCGAAGTGATCGGCACACGCCGTTTTGACGATCGTATCAGTACCTTAGGTAAAGTGCGCAAAGCCGGCTTGAAAGTGTGTTGTGGTGGCATTGTGGGTATGAATGAAACCCGCAAAGAACGCGCAGGACTGATTGCCAGCCTGGCGAATTTGGATCCGCAACCGGAATCCGTGCCTATCAACCAATTAGTGAAAATCGAAGGCACACCGCTTGCTGACGCAGAAGATTTGGACTGGACAGAATTTGTACGCACCATTGCCGTAGCACGCATTACCATGCCAAACAGTTACGTCCGCTTATCCGCCGGTCGCCAAGGCATGAGTGAAGAAATGCAAGCAATGTGTTTCATGGCGGGGGCTAACTCCATTTTCTACGGTGACAAACTGCTTGTGACGGGTAACCCGGAAGAAGACGGCGACCGTTTATTGATGGAAAAACTTGATTTAGAACCGGAGACGGAAGAGAACAAGCGTTTACGTTAATGACTCGCAGAGATTTAACGCATATCATGCAATCTGCAATATATGATTAAATCAAACATAAAGACAGGTAATTTGTTTAGGTTTATTGTGTATCGCAAAAATAGGACGATCACTTGCCCTGTGGTGCTAATAGAGCATTTGACTTTATTTTAGCAGGTATATAGGGTGGTGCACAGTAATGCGTTGTGTAGACTAATGGTAAGTCAGCGAGCAATCGCGGTATTGTGGGTTCAACTCCCACCACAGCGCGTTACAACCTTTGTTTCAATATAATTTTGCCAATCGTCTTTTCTTTGATTTCGTGCAACAAGTTGCACGCTACGGTGATTCGGGGGATGCCGTGCAGTAATTCCACCTCAGTGCGTGATTTGCGATTCCGTACTTGATGCACGATCGAACCACGCACGGTACGTTATTTAACCCTTTCGAGCATTTACAATTTCGTGCAACAAGTTGCACGCTACGGTGATTCAGCGGATGCTATGCGGTAGATTTTTATTTGTCGTGTGGGTTTTTGAGGGGAATAAAATGATGTGGTATAGCGAAAGTGCCCAACAGGACTTGAAATTATTAAATAATTCTTTATTTATCAAAGCCTTGAATTTCTCTTGAAATTCCATGGTTACCATCGTGGTTACATTAAAGAACAACCAATGAGAAAAAAGATTTAATTTCTATCAGCGTTCAAAATTATATAAAAAGGTGTTCACCTGTTCACTATATATTATATTTCTTTATTTATTATATACTTATATAGTGAATAGGGTGTTCACTAGGTATTCACTAGTGTTCACTCTTTAAAATAGATAAAAAATCCTATCTAAATTATACCGTTCCTTGTTTTACTGTATAAAAAACAAGCAATCAAACTTTATCCACCCACCGTAGCTCAACGTAGCTAAATTGTTAATTTTTAAGCAATTTACTTCCTGTTTTTTGTGTATATATTGTTCTATGGGCTTTTTATAAGCCGTCTTAATTAAGATGAATTTAAAAGGATCAATTATGTTTAAAAAACTGTTAGAACTACGCCAACAAAAAGCGGAAAAAGTCGCAGCAATGCGCGCTATGTTAGACAAAGCAGAACAAGAAAATCGCTCATTGAATGATGCCGAAAACGTTGATTTTGAAAAGTTGAAAGATTTGGTTAAGCAATTGAGTGATGAAATCGCCCGTTATGAAACGGTGGCCGATGAAGAACGTAACATTGCCGACAAAGGCAAACCGGTAGAAACACGCGGTAAAACCTTCAGCAATGACGAACTACGCCACTACATTAAAACGGGTGAATTACGAAATCTTTCCACCACCGGTCAAGAAGATGGCGGTTATACCGTGATCCCACAATTGGATAAAGACGTAATGAAACGCTTAACCGATGATAGCGTGATGCGTCAAATTTGTAACGTGGTCCGCTTGCCGGTTGGTGCGAAAGAATACAAAAAACTGGTTTCCGCCGGTGGTGCGGTGGTGGCACATGGTGAAGAAGGCGTAGCGCGTAACGGCACCGCCACACCGAAATTACACGAAGTCACCATTGCGTTAAACCCTATCTATGCCTATCCGAAAACAACTCAAGGAATTTTAGACTTCTCCAGCATTGATGTTTTAGGTTGGTTGACTGATGAAATTTCTGAAAGCTTTACCGAAACTGAAGAAATCGACTTAACCGATGGTGACGGCACGAAGAAATCAAAAGGCTTCTTATCCTATGAACGTTCTACCGAAGCGGACAAAGTACGCGCCTTTGGTAAGTTACAAAAATTAGAAGTTGCCGGTGCCGACAAAATCACCGCCGATACGCTCATTGATTTGTTCTACACCTTACACAGCAAATACCGTAAAAATGCCGTTTGGGTGATGTCTTCTACCATTGCGGCGGCATTACAAAAACTCAAAAACAAAAACGGCGATTTTATTTGGCGTGATGGTTTAACCGTAGATGCGCCTTCTACCCTTTTAGGGCGTCCGGTTTACTTCCTTGAAACCATGCCGGCAAGCGGCGCAAATAAGCCGGTAGTTGCCTTTGGTGACTTCAAACGTGGTTACTTCATTGTAGATCACGAAACCGGTGTAAGAACCCGCCCTGATAACATTACCGAACCGGGCTTCTATAAAGTCCATACCGATAAATATCTTGGTGGTGGCGTGGTAGATAGTAACGCAATCAAGTTCATTGAAGTTACGGCTTAATCGTCAAATTCCAACGGGGGCAATTAAGCCCCCTTTTTGTTAAAAGGGAAAGTATGAATAAAGAATTTGAAATCCGCTCATCCGAAATCACCGCAGACAGCGAGAATAAAAAACTGGTTGGCTATGTGGTGAAGTGGAACAGCCCTTCTGAAGTGCTTTATTGCGATTTTGTAGAACAATTCAGTGCGAATGCGTTTAGTGAAAGTTTAAGTAGCGGTGCCGATGTGCGGGCGTTATTTGAACATGATCACACAAAACTATTAGGGCGCACCCGTGCGGGAACCTTAAAACTGGAAGAAGATGCAATAGGCTTACGTTTCGAATTAATGCCACCTGATACCACCTTAGGGCGTGATTTGTTGGTAAGTGTTGAACGCGGCGATATTAGCGGGATGTCTTTCGGCTTTTGGGCTAAAGAAGAAACATGGAATTTTGATGTAGAGCCTTGTCAACGCACAGTGGCCAAAGCGGAATTATTTGAAATCACCGTTACCAGTATTCCGGCATATCCTGAAAGTAGCGTTGAGATTGCCAAACGATCAATGGCCACCGCGAAGGGAAAAACGCAAGGAAAATCCACCGCACTTTTGAAACAGTGGCTTGATGTGGCGGAGGCGTAATATGTGGAATCCGTTCAGACGAAAAGAACAACGCAGCGCACCTATGGCCATTGATGAGTTGCTTTCTTATCTTGGCGTATCAAACACCGGAGCGGGGGAATTTGTCAGCCCGAACACGGCAGAAAGTTTACCGGCAGTGATGAGTGCCGTTACCGTTATTTCAGAAGCGGTTGCCAGTATGCCTTGTTATTTGTATCAACTTAAAGATGATGGCCGCGAGCGTGTTTATCGTCACCCGGTGGACTATCTTCTAAATGAGATGCCAAACCGTAGCCAAACACCGTATCAATTCAAATACACTATGATGCGCCACTGCCTATTAAACGGTAACGCTTATGCGGTGATTGAATGGAACAACAAAGGCGAACCAATCAGCCTTACCCCGTACGAACCAAGTGCGGTCAATATCTATCGCAAAGTTGGTGGTGAGTATATCTATCAAATTACGGACTTAGACGGCAATACCAAAAACTATCTTCAAGATGAAATCCTACATTTACGCCATTCTTCCCTTGATGGCTTCATGGGGCGTTCGCCAATTACGATTTGCCGTGAAACCGTAGGCTTAGGCATTGCTCAACAGAAACATGGATCGGCAATGATGAAAAATGGCTTAATGGCAAGTGGCTTAATTACTACCGCCGAATGGTTGGACGAAGCCAAAGCACAGAAAGCCGTAAAAGCCCTTGAACGTTACAAGGGCGCAAAGAACGCAGGGAAAACACCAATCCTTGAAGGCTCAATGGAATATAAACAGTTAGGCATGACAAACCAAGACGCGGAATGGTTAGCAAGCCGTACGTTCACAATTTCCGATATTGCCAGAATCTACAACATTAGCCCGATTTTCCTTCAAGACTATTCCAATAGCAGTTATTCAAACTTTAGTGAAGCCAGTCGAGCCTTTTTATCGCAAACCTTACGCCCATGGCTAACCAATTTTGAACAGCAGCTAAAAGATGCCTTGATGATTGATTTAGGTAGCAACAGCAAGAAACGTTACTTAATCGAATTTGATACAAGCGACTTATTGCGCACAAGTCAAAGCGAGCGCTTCAAGAGTTACGATGTGGCGATTAAAGCCGGTGTAATGTGCCCGAATGAAGTCCGCCGCCGTGAGGGTTTACCGCCTTATGCTGGTGGAGAAGAATTCAGTCAAGCATGGAAACAAACCGTAGAAGTAAAACGCGGTGATGAACAAGAACCGGGGGCAAGCGATGGCGAGAATGCTTAAGGCTGGAAAATATAACAAGGTGATCATCTTACAAAAACGAGATTATGACAAAGAGCGAAACAACACCTCATACGGAACCTCAAAACCGATTTGGAAAGATGTCGCCACCGTGCGCGCCAGTGTAGAACCGTTACAAGGGCGAGAATATTTTAGTGGCCCTTTTCAAATGGGTGAAAACATTATCCGCGTTCGTGTTCGTTACCTTGAAGGCATTACAAACAAAATGCGGATTAAATACGGTAAACGCCTATTTGATATTTATTCGGTCATTGACAGTATGGAATCTCACAGAGAGTTGCAGCTCATGTGTAAAGAGGGTGAAGCCTATGGTGAATATTGATTTAACCATTGATGAAATCAAAGCGCACTTAAATCTCGATCATGATTTAGATGATGAGTTACTGGAAGCCTATAAGGTAGCCACATTGGAAGTATGCCAAAAACATATTGGCAAAACCTTTGGGGAAGAGGAAACGAAAAAGACCATACCTTTTACCCCGGCGATTAAGATTGGTTGCTTAATGTATATCGCCTATCTCTATGCGACTAGAGAAGCCGTAACAGATTCCTTAACAATTATGCGGCCTGTTCCTATGGGTATTAGTAGCCTGTGGTAAGTATACAGAGAACCGTGCGCTTACTAAGGATTTAGTAACCGATGCCATACCAACCATTAAGACGTTGTAGCTATCCCGGATGTAGAAACAAAGTAAAGTCAGGTAGATGCGAGGAGCACAACCCCAAGGACAACCGCCCAAACAGTAGCGCACGCGGTTACGACCACAAGTGGAGCAAATACCGCGAACAATACTTAAAGCATCATCCCCTTTGTGTGATGTGCTTAGAGCAAGGTAAATATACACCGGCAACAGTGATAGACCATATCAAGCCGGTAGAGAACGGGCAAGCCGATCCGTTGTTTTGGGTAGCAAGCAATCATCAGCCTTTATGTCGTGATTGTCACAGCTATAAAACACGAGTGATAGACCAACGCGGATTTGGTGCGAAGAAAATTGATTAGACCGGGTGGGGGCAATTTCAAAAAGAAAGTGGCAACCCTTCGGAACCGCCCGCCTACTCAAATTTTTACGCAAAGTGATTTTTTAGAAAATAAGGAAAGTGAATGAGCAAACGAAAAAGTTATAAAACGCCTGATTTCTTGGATGATATTGCTAAAAGCCAATGGAAGGCACGCATTAAGCAACTTTCAGAGCGTGGTGATATTAAGTCGGAAGATTTAACAAACCTTGAAATTTATTGCGAAAACTACGCAATTTGGCGTCATTCTGTGGCGGATTTAGCGAAAAATGGCTTCATTATCGTAAATAGTCAAGGCACACAATCAAGAAACCCGGCATTGTCCGCGAAAGCAGATGCCGAAAAAGTCATGATCAAGATGTCTTCCCTCTTAGGCTTCGATCCGGTGAGCCGCCGTAAAAATCCAGTAGAAACGGACGTTACTGATATGTTGGATGAAATCCTCACAATGTAGGCGAAAATGGAAATCTGGCACGAATACGCGAAGAAAGTTCAATCAGGTGAAATAGTGGCTTGTCGTAAGATAAAACAAGCCGTAGCGCGTTATTTTGATGATTTAGCGAACCCCGCTTATTTCTTTGATGAAAGTGCGGTAAATAAATTCTTGGCTTTCTCTCGCCTATGCCCGCACGTTAAGGGGCATTTACGCGGGCAACCAATCGAGCTTTCAGACTGGCAGACGTTTCTATTCGCCAATCTGTTAGGCTTTAAGCGCACCGATACCGGCTTGAGAAAATATCGCTCCGCTTATATCCAAGTGGCGCGGAAAAATGCCAAGTCCACCGTGGCCGCCGTGTTGGCTAATTGGTTTCTACTGATGGAAGCGGGCCAACAAGATATTTACACTGCAGCAGTAAGCCGAGACCAAGCCCGCATTGTGTTTGATGATGCGCGTCAAATGTGCTTACTTTCCCCGCCTTTGCGCAAACGGCTCAATATTCAGCAACATAAACTTATTAATCCGAAATCAAATAGCTTAATGCGCCCGTTAGCGGCTAAATCCTCAACCATTGAAGGAACTAACCCAAGCCTAGCCATTGTGGACGAATACCATCTACACACTGATAACAGCGTTTACAGTGCGTTAGAACTAGGGCAAGGTGCCCGCCCTGAGGGTTTACTGTTTGCTATTACCACCGCGGGAAGTAACGTCATTTCCGCTTGTAAACAGCACTATGATTATTGCGCACAAATACTGGAAGGCAACGAACAAAACGACAGCTTATTTGTGCTCATTTTTGAATTGGACGAAGAAAGCGAAATTGATAATCCGGAAAACTGGGTAAAAGCCAATCCGAATATCGGTAAATCTATTCCTTACCTTGATTTTGAAAACACGATCAAGAAAGCCAGGGGGATTCCTTCCGAGTGGGTGGAAATGCTCACCAAGCGTTTTAATGTTTGGTGCCAAGGAACAACGCCATGGCTAGGTGAAGGCAATTGGGCGCAGTGCGCACGAGATTACACCGAAAGCGACTTACTTCACCAGGATTGCTATTTAGGCTTGGATTTATCTAGCACCAACGACTTAACAAGCCTTTGTTACACCTTCCCACAAGGGAAAAAAGTGCGGTTGATTACCCGGCACTATATTCCTGAATTTCAGCTTAACAATGTGGCCAATAAGAACCGGGCAATTTATCGAAACTGGGTGCGCCAAGGGTGGCTAATTGCTACAGAGGGCGACTGTATCGACTATGACAAAATCCGCGATGATATTTTAAAAGATGCGGAAAACTTCAATATCAAAATGATTGGCTTTGATGTTTGGAACGCCACGCATTTACGCACGCAATTACAGGCAGCAGGCTTGGAAGTAGAACCTTTCCCGCAAACCTATCAACGATTTAGCCCGGTGGCCAAAAGTGCGGAGGTGTTGATAAATCGCCAAGTGATAGAACACCACGGTGATCCGGTGCTTTCTTGGGCGCTATCCAATGTGGTGATGGAAACTGATGCCAACGCCAACATAAAACCAAACAAGAAGAAGGCCGCAAACAAAATCGATCCGGCAGTAGCTTTCTTGATGTCATTCGGCACCTATCAACTTGAATATGGCGATCTGATTTTTGAGTTATCGGAAGAACACAAACAAGCATTGGAACAATTTAACGGGATTGATTTATGAGATGTAAACAGGCAAAACAAAACTTACTTCTTTCAGCGGTGAATCACTATAAAAAATCGACCGCACTTTTTACCTTTGTCAGCCTTTACGATGATGAAGAACCCTATCCAATAAGTGAAGTTATTCACGCATTAAAATGTAAATGTAATGCGGCTAAGCGAGAAATAGACAGCCGACCAAATAGCCCGAATATGGACGCGTTAGAAACGATTTACTTTATTGCCAAGAAACAGCTTGGTGCCATGCTAAAACAGCAAAAAAGAATCAATACCAGTAAGTGATGAAGAATAAAATATTTCCCTTACACTATTGAATCTTTCCTCCTTTGTTACTATGTTATTTACTACAAAAAATAAGGGGGTGAACTATGGGTCTGATACTAGGTGCAATAAAGTGTATGGTTGCTTCTTTTTTTGTCGTATTAGCAATAGTTACCTTTCAAGATTGGTGGTTTATTGTGGCCTTTGGTTTAGCCGGCGGACTTTCATTTACTATCGGTTGGCTTATTTACGATGAATATAAGCGCCGTAAAGAAAATAAACGACAGGCCGCCGAACGGGAAAAAAGAAAAAGCGGCACGGTAGAATATGAAATAAATAGCGCAGTTATCAAGAAAACATTGCCAGAAAACTCGAAGCCGCTTATCACCGGTACGATAAACTGGATAGACGGTAACACCGGCAAAGAAACTACTTTAATAGATATTAGTGTTGATATAAAAAACAAATAACCGAATAAAACGCACCTAGGCTGATCCCCGAAAGCAAGAAACCTTATCTTGTTGGTGCGTTCCTATCATAAGGGCAAATGCGAAAGGGGCGTTTATGGAACTTCCAGAATTAGAATATTTCACATTAGAACAAGCTATAAGTTTTATTTATGATAAAGACCAATAAAAATCTATCAAAATCAGATATTCTAGAATATGCGATTAATGGTTTCTTTCAGATTAGTATAGAATTAGAGATTGTTGATAATATATTATTTAAATGTGGGCGATTGCGAATTTCTAATACAAAACTTAGCAATTCTACTAGGATTATTCATAAGAAAGAAAATCAACACGATGATGGGAAATATATATATTTATCAGATAAATTTAATTATATTTTTCTATTCAAAGGAAAAGGGAAAATTTACCAAATAGAGCAAGACAATGGGCTTTATTTTACAACAATCAATGATTGCAAAGTAAATTGTACAACACTGATTAGACTTGAGCCTTATTACTTGAAGGATTTAAGAGGCATAATAGAGCAAAATAACTCCATTTGTTCTATGGATTTTGAGTATTTTTCTTTAGAAAGTTTGGCAAGAGATGAAGAAGATATTGCTGCTACTTTTGATTTTATTCATGTTTCACCAAATAATGAAACTTGCCAGCTAAAGCTTGCTACCGCAGATCTAATTATAACTCGTGAAGATATTTTAATGTTTATAGGAGCAGATAAAAAAGGTAGTCGTGAAGATCATATTTTAGAAATTGAAAGATTAAAAAAAGAGATTGAAGAAAAAGACAAAAGAATATCTGAATTACAAAGTGTCCTTGAGAGTAAAAATTATCCAATCTTTCTAAACAAATTCATGGAAAATGATCGCCTTGCTTTAGCAATCAAAGCCAGAAAAGACTATTGGGCAAACTATGATCCGAATTTAAACAACGCGCCAAAGGCAGAACCAACAGCGCGAGAAATAAAAGAAAAATACGGTCTTTCTCAAAAGCAAGCTGAAGCAATAGAAATTATTGCCTGTCCTATCAATCGTAACTAATTGATTTTAAAGCTATCATAACAAAGGGTGATAGCAAAATTTAACTATCACCCTGTTTCCATAACCCCCCCTAAATCATTTGTAATACCTCTCGTTCGAACAACTCAACGGAATAGAACGCTATTCCATATAGTTAAACTAACGAGAGGTATTTTTTATGAGCCAATCTCAAACCCAATCTAAAAAACTCATCACCGGTGCCGAAGTCACCGTAATGATCGGCTTTGGCCGCACCAAACTCAATGAGCTTGTAAGAGCTAAACAATTCCCACAACCGATCCGCTTTTCACAAAATTTTGTCCGTTGGGATTTAGAAGAAGTGAATGCGTGGATTGAAGAACAAAAAGCCGCACGTGCTTAAGGTGGTGGAAGATGAACGAAGCAAGAAAACCAACACAATTCTTAAAAGTGTTACACCGTTTAATTCTTTCTAGCATTAGCGGCATTGATGGTTATTCAATGGGTATGACGTCAGCGCGTAACTATATCAGTGAACTTGAACGCAATCATTTAACCGGCAAAGTAAAACGCACAACAGAAAAGACTGCAGATGGAATGGGGCAATACTACCGTTATGAAATTGCAGATGCCGAACAGCTAAAGCAGGTGATTGCTATTTATAAGGCTAAAGGAGGTGAGCTTACTGCGCATGAAGAACAGCAAGCCTACTTTCGATTCCGTTAAAAGAAAAACGCCGCAAGGCTCAACCCAAGCGGCGCATTTCCCTACCTTAAGAATCGCTCAGAAGGTAGATAACCTAAATTACATGAGAGCGGAAACTGCGGAACACACTTTGAGCGCTAATGAATGATTTTAGCGACCATGAGCCAAACACAAAGCACACGCCACGTTTCCCGATCTAAACCCATAAAAGGAATGAATATGAATTTAAATCACGTTAATTATAAACAACATGAAAATATTTCACAATATAGAAATCATCCCTTCGGCTCAATGCCACGCGAGGATAATTCCTTACGCAAGATTCTTTTTATCCATGTGGCTAAAGTTGCATCACCATCAATTTTAGCTTGTTCCTCTAATTGCTGGCGGAATTCTTCCGTTAACCTCATTTGGTATTGTGGTGATCTTTTTTCGTTTTTATCTATTGACATGGTACGTACCATAAACTATTATCTATTACATGGTAATTACCATAACAAAAAAGCTCATAAAAAGCAAACGCCCAAAAGTCTCTCACCTCTTTTGAGCGTTCTAATCACCACCTTACTAAAACGGAGTAAGACAATGACTAACTGTAATTATACAAAACCTACATTTATTTTTGTAGCAGTCCGCCGTGCTGATGTAAACAGCAAACCCCAACGACTGAAAATAACTGCTAATACCGAATTAGAAGCCCGGGCAAAACTGGCTAAAGAATTTGTATTAGTGTTTGCCGGTCGTATCAATCTTCAAAACAACGTGAAAAACGACCGCACTTTTATCAAGGGGTGAGCTATGCGCAATCTTAATAAAGAAAAAATCACTCTTGAAAAATGGCAATTAGAAGGGCTTTTAGAGAAAGTCCATCAGCTTTCATCATTGCTATTGGCTTTATCTGAAACCGATTATTCAAAATTAAATGAATGTGAAATTCAGGCGGCAATAGTCGCTGCGTTTAGAGTAAGTGAAAGCAATTATTCGGCTTTGAATAAATTATTGGAGGGCGAAGATGACTAATTCACCTTACAAATTAGTGATATTGGACAAACAGGGCAAAATTGATTTTGTGGGGCATTATCCTACATACGAACAAGCCTATAAAGCTGCTGAATTTTTAAAAAATAAAGATGTTCATTCAGAAATCAGAATTAGCAACCCCGACGGATTAGGCGAGGATGATGAAAATGATTAAACCGATGACACAACAGCAAACACAAGGCACGGTTAAGCCTAAGATTCATGGGAAACTCTCATTCAACCCCTTACACGCGGAATATGCGCAAATCAGCCGCCAATTTAAGTTAATCCATGATAGTAACCGCAAATGCCTTGAAGTTTATCCGGATGACTTCCATCACAAGCTAAAAATGCGTGGGGAATGTGCGGATTTAGTGGCGCGGTTGAAAGGTGGTGGAAAGCTCTTTAATGAATTGGCGAAAGCTGCCGATTTAGCAAAAGAACAGACCGCACTTTTAAAGGACTTCAATCAGGCAAACGGCTATTTAATTTCTAAATTTGCCGAAGTGGTAACACAAATTGAACGATTACACATTGAGCATATTGCGTTACAAAAACTGAGACAAGGAGGCGAATAATGGATCTCAATCAAAAAATGGATTATTCCAAACTAAATGCCGTTGAATTGAATGCGATTTCAATCAGTCATCAGAACATGGGAAAACCTAAAGATGAAGTCTTTAATTCGTCTTTCCCTTATACCACCGAATCAATTTTGGCATTAGCTGAACAGTTTATTGATTATCCCGCTGAATATCTCGGTGGGCTAAAAATCATTCATGATGAACTACTGGCTATCAATAAGTATTTATTAGCAATGGCACCGAAGCCACCTTCACCCGATCCGGAAGAAGTCGCGGCGGAATTATTCAATGATGAACTGATAGATGGTTTATTAAAACATTGTGTAGTGAATTCCTTGGTAAGTGCATTTTCCTATTTTCAAAATACAGTCGCCATGCGTATTCATATAATTGAGAGCGGTACGGTTGAGGGGGCAAATCATGGCACGCTTAACTAATGCACCACATTTAGCGGATCAGCCGAAAGAACCTTATTCAGCATTAATCATTCTTGCCGGGCGTAAGGCCTGGCAAGCATGGAACAACGGAAAAGGCGAAGAATGGTTATTGTTGTGTTCGTTGGTGGAAGGTATGGACGCTAGACAAAAGCCGGTGATTCTTGGCGAACAGCAGCTTGAAGATATTTCAGGAATAAAAATAGCTGATTCGGAGCAACACGCAATCATGCTTTTCCAATGTGGAGAATTAGAGCAGACAGAAATCACCGGTATTTGTCACAATCTGGCAAAGCATACAAAAGCTGATCATGTCGTTTTATATGATGGCGCCGCGCAGATTAAGGAAAATCTAAGTGGTTACATTCAACGCCTACGCACGGATAAAAGTGCGGTAGAAATTGCGGATAAAATTGCTCTGCCGCCAAAATTGAAAGAAAAGGACGGAACTAACGTAAAAGCCCGGGCATTCGTAAAATGGTTGAATCTAGATATTGCTCAACACAGCTTAGATAAGGAGCTTTATCATTACACCGGCGCAAATTGGGAGATTCTACCGAGATCGGAATTGGAGGTTAAAGCCGTTCAGTTTTACGATGAACAGGAATTTACTTATAGCGCCCGTTCTATTGATTCAATGATTGATACGGCGAAGATTCAAGCAGCTAAAATGGGGGAACAGTCCAAGGAGTTATTAGCCTTTAAAAATGGTGTATTAAATCGTTCTACCTTGGAATTTTACCCGCATTGCCGGGAAAACTGGCTAACTTCCTTTATTCCGCACGATTACACGAATCAGGAAGAAAATACACCGCACTTTGATCGTTGGTTGAATTTTGTTGCTGATGATAAGGAAGATAAAAAGCAAGCAATCTTAGGCGCACTTTACGCGATTTTAACGAATCGCCATAACTGGCAATTATTCTTTGAAGTAACCGGTGATGGTGGCAGCGGAAAATCGGTATTTGCGCAAATTGCCACAATGTTAGCCGGGGAACAAAACACCGAAAGCGGTCGATTAGTTGATTTAGACGAACCGCGCGGCCGTGAAAACTTTGTGAATAAAACACTCATTCTATGCCCGGAACAATCCCGCTATGGCGGTGATGGTGGCGGACTAAAAAGCATTAGCGCGGGTGATTTAGTCAATATCGATCCGAAGCACAAAAGCAAGTTTAAAGCGATCATTCCTGCGATCGTGCTAATCGTAAACAATGAGCCGACACGCTTCACAGAAAGAAATGGAGGTATTGAGCGCCGCCGAGTGATTTTTCACTTTGATAAGGTAGTGCCGGAAAGTAAACGTGATCCGCACTTAATGGATAAGATAGAAGCCGAAGCCGGCGGGATTATCTATAAGCTGATTCAGGCGTTTAAAAATCCGTTAGACGCAAAGAAAGCGTTAATTCAACAACAGGAAAGCGCCGAAGCGTTAGAAATAAAAATGAACTCAGATCATTTAACGATCTTTTGTAGTTATTTCCTAACCTCTCAAGAAAGTAACGGGCTAGGAATTGGCAACGCAAAAACCGGACTTCCAAGAACGCACCTTTACCCGGCTTACTTGGTATTTATCGAAGCCAATAATATTCAAAATGCTTTAACACTGAATAACTTTACCGAATCATTAAGACAAGGATTGGCACAGCACAAAAATAAATACCCCTACACCAGCAAGCGGATAACTTCCGGCACGGAAAAAGGAAGATATATCACCAACGTACACTTTAAAGACTTTGACGAGTTTTATAATGAGTACATAAAATCAAATAGATAGTGAAAGGCGCGGCATAAAAAACCGCGTTTTTTTTATCTAAAAAGGTGAATGCCAGGGTGAACAACACCGACTTTCCCTTCACCTTATAACCAATTGAAAAACAAAGGAAAAGCAATCGGTGAACGAGTGAAGGCAGTTTTTAAATATTTTCCACGCACATCACTTTTAACGTTCGCATTGCTCTACATAATCGCCCCAAAGTTGCATCACCGGCTTGCGTTGTTCAAGAAAATCAGCTCTATCATAAATCTTGCCTGTTGGCGTACCCGTCTTATGGGAAATACACATTTCAGCCACTTCATAATCAATACGCTGATCGGCTAAATAAGTGCGTCCGATTGTTCTTAATCCATGAGCTGTTTGTTTATTCTTGTAGCCTAAATCAACTAACATTTTATTGATTGTTTGACTGCTCATTGGTTGGTTAGACTTAATCCAACTTTGAAAAACATATTCACTTTTCACAGATATACTTTTCATTTTGTTTAGAATTGCCATAGCTTGTGAAGAAAGGGGAATTACAAAAGGATGTCTTTTCTTCATTCTGTTAGCCGGGATAGTCCATAAAGATTTTTTAAAATCAATTTCAGACCATGTGGCGTTACTTGCTTCAGCAGGGCGTACCATGGTTAATAACTGAAATTTGAATAATAACTTTGTTTGAATGGCCGCACTGGAATACATCACGGCTTTTATTAATTCCGGTAGTTCTTTTGGTGTTATTGCCGGGTTGTTGGAGGATTTTCCAAAGTTAAATACTTCATTGATTCGTAAGCAAGGATTAAAGGCAATTAGACCGTAGTTTACAGCAAAATTAAGTACTTCATTCAATAGCCGAATAGTGCGCTTTAATGTATCGCCCTTGCCTTGATTATAGAGTGATTCTAATGCTTCAATAACAACCTTTGGCAAAATTTCATTTATCGGCATATCACCAATAAAAGGAAACAAATAGATTTCCATGCGGCGCCAATCTTTTTTTAATGTTTCAGCTTCTACTTTTTGAACCTTCTTGGCCTTCCAACGATTAGCGACAGATAGCAAGCTATTTTCTATATGCTCAATAGCGGCTTTCTGTTCTTGTTCTTTATGTTCTTGTGGATCTATGCCTTGAGCCAACAAAGAGCGATATTCTTCACGAATAGAACGGGCTTGAGCTAAAGATAAAGCGGGATAAGTTCCTAAAGAAACTTTAGTACGTTTTTTAGTAAGTGGGCGGATATAGTTAAAACGCCATGATTTAACGCCGGTAGGCAAGACTAATAGAAATAATCCGTAGCCATCAGTAAGGGTGTATTCTTTGGCTTTTGGCTTAGATCTTTCTACTTCGGTATTGGTTAGAGGTTTAGTAATTTTAGGCAT